GATTACAAATGTTGCCTTGAAGGAATACACCTTCAATATACATTTTTTTAGCGGCACCTTTGCCTTCAACGATAAATTCTACTTTTTGGATTTCTTCTGTGATGAGTTTCATTTTAGTTTGTGAATGCTACTTTATTTGCTCTGATCGCAGTCGTTGACCAAATAACATCAGACGCTGCTTTTGTTAAAAATTCAACCGATCCGCCTGGAAGTTCAAAGAAATTAGTTGATGCTGCTCCAACTAAAGTGTTAATTCCGACAGTCACAATTCCAGCAGTGTTGTTATATAACCGAACACAAGTTGCATCACTGATACTGCTGGCAGCACCGGCAGTTGTTGCAGTATTAACTTGTGTTGTGACAATCTTTGTAATCATCATTCTTCCTCTGGACTATTTTCTCCAAACATTGATGCTGCCGCAACTGGGCGAAGAGCATCCACTCTCTCACTCGCTTTAGCAAACAAAACTTCTTTAATTCTTCCAGAAATATCTGAAGGAGCAGAGTCCGTTGCAATCAAATCGACAATATCTTCCATGAAAACTTTAATATATGATGTATACTTATTTATATCTCTGCCTTTTTAGTGTCTTTTTGAAGTTGGGCATCAACATCAGCAGATTGGTTTTCAAGATCTGGTTCTTGGGGAACTTCTCCCATTGGACCCATCTCACCACCTGTGGGCAAAGGTTCTCCCGTTATTGGATCTACAGCATTTGGATCTGGAATAATTCCATCTTTAATTTCTTTTTCAATCTGTCCATCAATGTCAATAATTTCCTGATCTGTCTGACGAAGAACTCTTTTACGGACATATTCTACGGAGAAATACTTTCCAATATATGGTTCCATTGTGGCAACCAATCCAAGTCTTTCGTTCATTAATTCAGATTCTTTTAATTCGGCAAATTGATTGTCGTATAAGAAGTCATACTGAATGTGGTCGTTAATTTGATCCCAGTCTTCTGGTGTAATAACATTTTTAAGAATCAGTTGAGTTTTCAACATGTCACTGAACATGTTGGCAAAACGCTTTCTTAAACGACCGACAAATTTTGCGAATTTAAGTTCATCTCTTAAAATCTCTGATGATCTCCCAAGATTAAAACCACCATCATTCGCAATTCTGGATTCTGGAACATTTAGAGATCTATAGAGTTTCTTTTGGAAGTACTCAACATCACTCAATTCTCCAAGATTTTGCCCACCTGGAAGTGTGGTAATTTCAGTTCCTCTACCACCTTCTCTTCTTGGAAGCCAGAAATCTTCAAGCATACTCATATACTTGCGATCATCACGAACTTCACCAGTGTTCGCATCATAAACAAGTTTATTTCTATAACGAGACATAACCTCTTTGAGGTATTGTTCAGCCTTTACTTTGGGAAGATTGCCCACATCAATATAAAAAATTCTTCTTTCTGGGGCTCTTGAAAGTCTGTAAATAACAAGTGAATCCTCAATCATGCGGAGTTGATTGAGAGACTTAATTGCTTTGTGAAGATACGAAAGGCAAGTTCCCTTGTTTCTATCAAAAAGACCAGAAGTTACATAGGTGACTGAATCTTTGGCAATCTTGATTGATCCTTTAGTATTTCCAGCAGATGAAAAAGTTCCAGTTGGATAATTTGGTTTTGGAGTATAGACATAATACTCTTCAATCTCTGGATAAATTTCTTTTCTTACATCAGTTGGACTTTGTAAAGCTACAAGATTATTTTTATTGGACTTCTTTTCCTGCCTTACAAATTTAATTTTCATGGGATCAATATATCTGATCTCTTGAATCCCATCTTGAGGTTTTTTGATATCAATAACTTTAAGATAATAAAGTCTTCCATCAACATACCAGTTTCTAAAAATTTCATGGGACTTTTTATCAAAGTCCATCATTTCTTTAATATGTCTAAATTCTTCTCTAATTTTTGATTTTAACTTATCGCTTGCGTTTACATTTGTGAGTTCAATTTCAACAGGAGAATCATAAAGATCACTGACAATTGCTTCATTCACAATATCTTCTACAGCAGCATCACATTCTGGATGTAATGCCATTTCACGATATCTTCTAATTAAATCAAATTCTGTTCTATAGACACCTTCAATATCTACATATTGACCATAAAAACCAGATTGAATATAATAATCAACCCCGTCCTCATTTGTTTGGGGGACGGGGGATACTACGGAATCCGGTTTTTTGGAGGCATCATCAATAGAAAATCCAAAAAGCTTTGCCATTTTATAAATTTAAAACCGTTTTATCTATTTATCTAATGTTGTCACCACCCGCTCCTGGAGCGGTTCCTCTAATTGCTTCCCACCACTGGACCTGAAGTTCTACAGTGAACTCTTCAATGGTGTCAGTAGTATCGTATGAAAGATCAATTTGAGAAACATTGGTTGGAAAAACATCATGGAATTTATATGATCTCAACTTTTCTCCATCACGATCAAGTTGATGGACATAAGCATCAGCAATGTATGATGTTGGATCAGTCAAACCTTGTGCGGTTTCAACATTATTAATTTTATTCATCCAGTCTTCAAAAGCATGGCGAATAGCGAAGTCAGTATCGTTAATTACGGTTACTGTCCAGGTGTCAAATGTTCTGTCTCCAGCAACTTTTAAAACTCTTCCCCTAAATGCCACATCAATAGGTGTAACATTAGAAGCAGGAAGTGCTGCTGTTTTTACGAGGAAGCGATCTAGATCATTATTTGCTCCAGATAAAGCAATGCCTTGACCTGTTGGAAAGTTGAGTTCAACTTCAAATAGATTGGGTCTAGCACCGCCGCCTTTTAGTCTAGCTTTAAAATCCGAAATTGTTCTTAATGCCATTGTTAGATACCTCTAAAATTAAACGGTTCCGATGATTTCTTCAAACGAGACACCAGATCTGGTGGCAACGAAAGTCAATCCAATGAAGTTAATAGATCTAGCAGGTTTGATGAAGATGTCAGCAACAAATTCATTATTATCTATGACTGCTGCTGTATTGTTGGTCTCATCACAGATGACTCTGAAATCTTGAATACCTCTCTTTGCCTGAACATCGCGGAGGAAAGGATCAACGATGTTTACAAAGTTTGATCTTGTAGTTTCATCGTTGAATTCAAACAGTTGATCTTTAGCAGCAGCGGAGATTGCGTTCTCAAGATAGATGAACAATCTGCGAACATTAATTCTGTCAAATGCGGAAGACTTGGCAAGACCAGTCTTGTCTCCAAAGAGAACAATTCCAGAACCAGGAGTAAAGATTACAGAGTAAATTCTATTCGAATAGAGTCTATCTCTTTGAGTCTTACTTGGGTTGTAAGCAAGTTTGACGGCGTTTAGGATAGCTCCTCTATTTGTTCCTGCTGGTGAGAACCATGGGAAGTTATTGATGTCAGTTCTGGCACATGTACCAGCAATGTCACCATTCAGTGGAACATATCTGAAAGTATCCGCAAACTTATCATACATGTACTTGTATCCACTATCAAATACGGAGTATGAAGATGATGTTACTGGAGCATAGAAACTGATTATGTTGTTTGTTATGTCAGCAGCAGAGTTAACTGTTACTGATCCAACAGCAGAATCATTTAAGAATGCTAGTCTGTATGGTGAGATGAATGCTACTGCATCCTTTCTTTCTTCGGCAACTGAAATCAGTTTGTTAGCAAGTGCTTGGGCACTTTCTTTTGCGTAATTCGCAGAACCCATCAGAAGGAAATCAACCTCATACTCTTCACTGTTAGCAAAGAGATCATATCCAGACGAAAGGCTACCAATTGTTGATGTGAGTGAACCAGAGGCGGTTATGTCTGATCCGCCGTTATAGTTTAGACCACCAGCAAGAGTTAGAGTATTTGCTCCAGTGGCAGCGAAAATGATGGAACTTGTGTCTTGATCCCATCCAGTATCTGTGGCAAGAGTAAATCCAGAACTAAATCCAGTGGTTACAATGCCTGCTGGTTGTGAACCACCAAAGATATACTGTGAGTTAGAAGCAAGATACTTTCTCCAGTATGATGGTGAACCAGCGGAGAATTCGGCATCCTTTGCCTTTGAAAGGCTTAAGTGCTTTTCAAGAATGGTTCCAGCATTACCAGTTACAACACCTTTGTCGTCAATAACAACAACATGAATTTCATCAAATCTTGAATTTCTTGCTGCTGCGAAAGATGATGTTGAAGGACGATCAGCGATGTTGTTCCAAGAAATTGTAGTATTATTGGAAAGTGAGATCGTCTGCTGATCAAACCAATCTAACTGTGAGGTGTATGAAGTTGAACCAGCGGCAGTTGCTTGACCACTGGTGTGAATCGCAACACTACCAGATCCAGAGAACGCATAAACGCCAGATGGTTGGTAATCTACTGCAGTTTCGGTTCCTGCTGCCGAAACATGAGATATGACCTTTACATAGGCATTGGTTCCACTGATTTCAGTGATGACACCCTTCAGGTATCCATCCAGAGTTGAAGTGGTTCCTGCTCCTGGAAGAGTTGAGGAAATTGCCTGGGTTACACCATATCCAACCTGAATATTTGGAAGGCTGGCACTGGTTGAAACGCCAACAAGAATTTGGTCTGCCTTGGCATCAACCAGGGCAACTTTAATACCGTTGGACCAAGAACCTGGATTTCTTGCTGCTACGGTTACATCAGTAATCGTGCTTTCGTCGTAACCAAGATTGTTATAGTCGTCAAGACTCTTGATCTTGATGCTAGATGCTGCTCCAGCAAAACCGTTCTTAAGATCAGAATCATCAGATCTTACAACCTGTAACGCACCACCATATGCCAGATATGATGAGGCAACCATCCAATGTTCGTAGTGCTTATCAGTTGGGTATGGCTCTCCAAAGTTTTGGAGTAAGTCGGACTCATTCTCTACTAAAATAGGTACATCTACAGGACCTTTTGCGAAAGGTGCTACAATTGCTCCAACGGCATCGGAAGTTGGATCAATTCTACCTACGGTTAAATCAACTTCTCTTACTACAATGCCAGGAGATGCTAAATTTAGCGGCATCTTTGTTCTCCTACAAGTCCAAAATTATTCTAGAAATATTTATTAAAAAGGTTATTTTAAATGGGGAAATGATGCGTGAACAAGTCACCAGTCAGGATATTCCCACTCTAGAGATGATTTGGTATTCTTTTTGTCCTTTCTATTTCTTATGACTCTATTTTTTGTACAATCTTTACATTCATAAGAATAAGCAGATGAAAAGACTTTTCTGTCTTTTCTGGTCAAATAGAAGTCATCCATTAAATTTTTGACCTTTCCACATATTCTACATTTTCTATCAAAAAATAATATATGCTCCAGTTCTAATTGATCATCTAAATCCATTAAAGATAATCCCACATGTATGAGCGATCACCATACTCATCCAAGTGCCATCTATCCCCATCAGTATCAACAAAACTTTCTGCGTCTTCTAGTCCAGTTTGAATAAATCCAAATGGTGACATGTCTTGTTCAATTTGATTTTTTTGCTCTTCATAGATTCTTTTACGAACATCGTTGTCCGTCATCTCTTTGAAATAATCTTGAGCAACTAACCAAGAGAAAATGACGAGACACATTGCCAGGTCATCATTACACCCCTCTTCTGCTTCAAAGGAGTTATGACGCTGGGCAAATGTTGTAAGTTCGGATATAATGTCGTAGTCAACTGTCAGTAACTTATCATCTTCTAGTAAGGTCTTTAGATTAGAGCATCCTAATTTTTTAACCGCAGATGTCATTCTGACACCCAATTGTGATTTCTTACCACTGAATCCAGATCCTACAATCTGTCCAGCACGACCACGCATTGAGCACATTAAAACATTATCATACTCAAGATCAAAGTGTAAAATATTTGCGACTTGATCTCCAATATCATTAACTTCTATCAATAACCAAGAGTCATTGTATGCTTTAGCAACTTCGTGAATGACACTTGGAAACAGCATTGGTTTGATTTCATTATTTCTATATTTGGCAACAACTCTATACGGAAACTCTGTAATGTCAAAAACAATAAAGGCAGAATAATCATTGCCAAGTCCACGAGCAACATCAACCGTAATCAAATAATTATTTTCTTCTTTTGGTTGCTGATATATGTCAAGACCGGCATTTCTTTTGATAGGATCTTCATAAACAAGATTTCTTAACTTTGATGGATTGATAAGAGTATTAACAGATCCTAAAAATTCACATTCAAACTCAACCTTGAATTGTGCTTCTGAAGTGTTAGCAATAGTTTGTTCTTTCCATGCTTCATCCCTACCAGGAACTTCTGACCAATGAACATCAGTAGGAACATATTCGTTTTTACTTCTTTCAGCATCATGCCACATGCGATAGAAGTGATTCATACCGCGTGGCGTTGAGACTATGATGACCTTTGTGCTCTGTCCAGAAGAAATAGTAGGATAAACAGAGGCAAAGAAGTCATCAGCAATGTGATTCGGGATGAAAGCGAACTCGTCAAGAAAGATGACATTATAGGATCCGCCTCGGACAGCAGATGA